TGAGCCTAACCTTTAGCCAAAACATGGATGAGATGGAAGTGCTAGACCTCCTAGCCTTTATCACATCAGAATTTTATCAGATTGCCGACGAAGGCAGAGTACAGAAACACTAAGGAATTATTATGACAGATGCAGTAAAAATTAAAGCGGAAATTATGTGGGCATATCTTGACAAGGTTAACGATATGAGTGGCAAGTTTCAAGTGGACTTGTGTAACCTATCAGACAAAGCAGCCGAGGCATTGCAGGACATTGGCCTAGAGGTTAAGTTTAAAGATGGTAAGGGCAAGTACATTACCTGCAAGAGTACCCGTCCTATCTATGCTTTTGACGATGGGGGTTCTCAGATTGATGCACAGGTAGGTAACGGGTCGAAGGGTGTCGCACTTGTGGGGACATACGCATGGGCATACCAGAAGAAGAAGGGTGTCTCTCCTGCCCTCAAGCGGTTGGTTATTACAGACATGCTTGAGTACGGTGGGCAACCAGTGGGTGAGCTTATCTCCGAAGACGATCTGCTGTAAATGATTGCGCTGATCGATAGCGACATTCTATGCTACCGAGTAGGCGCTGTTACTGAGGAAGAAAATGAGAACACGGCTATCGAGACGATGGCTGTGTATCTCGAAGATATGTTAATGTTTGATCTGTTAGACTGCGAGGAGCACGAGTTATTCCTCACTGGTAAACAGAACTTTCGTAATGACGTAGCGGTAACAGCCCCTTACAAGGGCAACAGGAAGGATGTTAAGAGGCCGAAGCACCTACCTCTCCTACGGGAATACTTACAGACGGCATGGGGAGCTAGTGTTAGTGATGGGCAGGAAGCGGATGATGACATCGCCATACGAGCAACAGAGCTGAAGGGTGAAGGACTCATCGTATCAATTGACAAAGACTTTATGCAGGTTCCGGGATGGCATTACAACTTTGTGAAGAAGGTAAAGAAGGAAGTAACACCAGAAGAAGGGTTGCGGTTCTTTTACACCCAGATACTGATGGGGGACGCGGCAGACAACATACCGGGGTTACACCGTGTCGGGCCTGTGAAAGCAGCCAAGATGCTTGCCGATGCAAAGACAGAGCAAGAGCTGTATGCGTGTTGTGTGGAGGCGATGGGCGCAGAGCGTGTGTTAGAGAACGGTAGGTTGTTGTGGCTACGCCGGACAGCACATCAAATGTGGGAGCCACCAAGTGAAGAAGAATGAGTTTAAGTTAGCGGGGATGACATGGCAGGTGATTGATACAGCCATGACTGACCTTGGAACCTCCGTACCTGATACCTGTACGATTCTGTTAAATGATAAGTTGAAAGGACAAGAGCGAGATGTCACCTTGTTACATGAAGTTGTCCATGCGATTATGTTTACGATGGGTGAACGTGACCATGACGAGCGATTCATAGAGGGGTTCGCTCAGTTGTTATACCAGTATGAGCAACAGAGAGTATAACGACGGAGAGTGGACTGAGGCTAGGTTCCGAGCGTTTATAATATCTGCCCTTCGTGCCTACATGAAGCGCTTCCCACCTAAGTGGAAGGCTTTAAAAGCAGCATCGATTGGTAGGTTATTAACAAGAGGTCGGGACGGTTGGCTGAACATTACAAGTGTGCTAGTTGTGAGGATAACTTCGTGGCTAGGGATGTACAAGTGGATCATATTGAACCCGTTGTCTCCCCTCAAGAAGGCTTTCAGGACTGGTGGACATACATGAACAGACTCTACTGTGAGGCTGAGAACTTGCAGGTGTTGTGTAAACCATGCCACAAGCAGAAGACAGCAGAAGAGCGTAAGGAAAGGGTGAAGAACAAATGAACGTAAAGCTAATGTGGGTAACACCTCATGCTGAGGAGATGGTTGCTTATATGGCTCGTGTCTCAAACCCAGAGAATCAGAATAACGTAGCGACAGCACCTAAGTTGTTGCGTTACCTGATGAATAACAAGCATTGGTCACCCTTCGAGATGGTTAATGTTTGTATGGAGATTGAGGTAACACGGGACATAGCACGACAGATTCTGCGGCATCGGTCATTCAGCTTCCAAGAGTTTAGCCAGCGGTATGCCGAGGCTTTGGATATGGAGTGCAGTGAGGTTCGGTTACAGGATGAGAAGAACCGACAGAACAGCCTCCCTACCGAGGACAGAGAGTTACAGCGCTGGTGGGATGAGATGCAACGTAGCCTGATAGCGCAAGCTAGAGGGGTGTATGGAGCTGCTCTGAACAACGGGGTAGCGAAGGAGGTAGCGCGTAAGATTCTGCCTGAAGGGTTAACCAATAGTCGGATGTATATGAACGGGACGTTGCGGAGTTGGATGCACTATGTGGACATTCGCTGTGACGAGGCAACACAGAAGGAACATAGGGAAGTAGCAGATCAGTGTAAGGATATATTGACTGACCTCTTCCCTAGCATTTATGGAGAGAAGAATGGATAAACAGTATTACCACTTTAAGAAGAATTGCTCACGGCCTAGCGTGGAGACCAGCTCAGAGTTATTCTACGTTTGTAGCGAGGACGCCAGATGGGATGATGTTATGCGACAGTTTGCAACATTCTTAGACACTTGTGGTTACGTTGGTGTTTACGAGAAGGTAGACATTATGTTAGATGAGTATTGGGAGGAAAGGTTTGACTAAGATTTTAGTGATACCGGATTGTCAAGTTAAGCCGGGGATTCCGACAGATCATCTAACGTGGGCAGGGAAGGCCATCTGTGAGTATCGACCAGATGTTGTTATTAACATTGGCGACTTCGCGGATATGCCCTCCTTGTCCACTCACGATAAGGCTGGTAGTAAATACTTTGAAGGCAAGCGTTACAAGGATGACGTTAACTGTGTGAAGGTAGCCATGAAGAAGCTGTTGAAGCCTCTGCGTGATTTACAAACCAGTCAGAAAAATAACAAGACTAAGGTTTATAAGCCCCGTATGGTGATGACATTAGGTAACCATGAGAACCGCATCAACCGCGCAGTGGCTAACACGCCTATGCTCGAAGGTGTGATTTCGACAGATGACTTAGATTACAAAAAAGATTGGGATGTACATGAATTTCTTAAACCTGTTTTTATCAATGGTGTTGGTTTCTGCCACTACTGGCCTGTTGGTGTTATGGGGCGACCAGCTAGTTCTGCTACTGTTATCGTTAATAAGCTTCACATGTCTTGTGTGGCAGGTCATCAGCAGGGTAAACAAGTTGCTTACGGCAAAAGAGCAGACGGAACCGCCATCTGTGGGATAATCGCTGGCAGCTACTACCTACACGACGAGGATTACATGGATCAACTTAGCAACAAACATTGGCGTGGGTTGGTCATGTTAAACGAAGTGGAGGACGGTGCGTTTGATGAGATGTTTCTATCTATGAACTATTTACAGAAGAAATATGCTGACGCTACCTGACATTTGTGATAAACTAGAGCGCCTAGACGAGGTGACAATATTGGAACTACTGGACATTCGTAGTGCTGATATTGTCGCTAAGTTTATGGATGCCATTGAAGAACGAGCCGATTACCTAGAGGAAATATTGGATGACAATTAAAATTGATTTAACACGGGATAGCCTATTTGATGCTCTGGGGCTACAACGTCTCAAAGAAAGTTACATGAAAGATGAAGAAGTTAGCCCACAAGAGAGGTTTGCATTTGTATCAGAAGCTTTCTCAAGCAACCCTGAACACGCTCAACGTTTGTACGAGTATAGCTCTAAGCATTGGTTGTCTTATAGCACTCCCATTCTTTCTTTTGGTCGTAGTAAGCGTGGGTTACCTATCTCTTGCTTTCTCAATTATATGGATGATAGCGCAGAAGGTTTGGTCGCTAATCTGTCTGAGACTAACTGGCTATCAATGCTTGGAGGCGGGGTTGGTGTTCACCTTGGTATCCGCAACAGTGATGATAAATCTACTGGCGTGATGCCGCACCTGAAGATGTATGATGCGTCTTCTCTGGCATACCGTCAGGGTCGTACACGTCGGGGTTCCTATGCTGCATTCTTGGATGTATCTCACCCTGACATCATTCAGTTCTTGGAGATGCGTAAGCCCACTGGTGACCAGAACATGAGGACACTAAACCTCAATCATGGTGTTAACATCAGTGACAAGTTTATGCAGGTTATCGAGCGTTGCATGAAAGACCCAGAGGCCAACGATGATTGGGAGTTGATTAACCCTGCGAACGGTGAGGTGGCTGAGGTAGTTAGTGCAAAAGGATTGTGGCAGAAGATGTTAGACTTGCGTATGCAGACAGGTGAGCCATACTTCATCTTCATTGATACGGCTAACAGAGATATGCCTGAGTGGTTACAAGCACAGGATTTAAAGATCAATGGGTCTAACCTATGTACTGAAATCTTCCTGCCTACCAGTGCCGACAGAACAGCAGTGTGTTGTCTTTCTAGCCTTAACTTGGAGTACTACGATGATTGGCGCGGTGTTGATCTTTTTATCCCGGATGTTATGGAGATGCTTGATAATGTGCTTAACTATTTTCTCGATAACGCTCCTCACCATATTCGTCGCGCAGTTTACTCTGCTTCCCGTGAGAGGTCTGTTGGACTTGGTACTCTAGGGTTCCACGCCTACTTGCAGAAGAACGGGATGGCTATTGATGGGGTTATGTCTAAGTTGACTAACCGTGATATTTTTAAGTATATAAAGAAGGAGTGCGAACGTGCAGACAATAACCTTGTTCTTAAAAGAGGCGCTTGCCCGGATGCAGCTGAGTTTGGCATTGAGCGTCGGTTT